TACACGGCACGGCGGAAGTTGTCGATCAGCAGCGCATACATGTGCTGCGGGTACTTCATGAACTGGAAGATCAGCGGACCCATCTGGCCGAGCGGTCCCCGAGCTTGGAAGAGACGCGGTGCGTTGCCTGACGAATAGTTGAACTGCGTCAGGGACACCGCCTGCTTCGCGAACTCTTCGGCTTGGAACACCGTCGCGCCCTTGTTGCGGTAGAGATCGTACGCAGCGATGGCGCTCATGATGCGGTTGTTCACTTCGGTCAGGTGCGACATGATCCGAGAGGCATCGAGCACACGCTGTGTGGCAGACGTGTTCTGTCCCTCGGCAATATCGCGCAGCTCTGCGACGAAGCTCAGATCGATGATCGAGTCGCGCTTCAGCTTGTTGAGCATGGCGATGTACTCATCCGCACGCGCGCCGCCGCGCTGCTTGATGTGCTCTTCGACCTGCTCCAGCACAGTGAATGCTTTCTCGGCACCGGCCTTCGACCACAGCGCTTTCAGACCGCCGAACGATTCGCCCATCTGATTCACGATCGGCGAGAGGATCAGCTTCTGTGCCGTCGCGAGCGCAGCCGTTGCTTCACCGATCGACGAGCGCGCCGCGAGCCACGGCAGCGTCACCATGTACGGCTGCGTGGCGTTGATCATCCAATACGACGGACTCGTCAGCATCATGAACTGCGACAGCTCCGTGCCTCCGCGTACGAGCTTCGAGACTTCCACGTGATCGTGTGTCAGCTTGTCGCGTGTGTTGATCTCACGAACAACTTCGCCCATGCGGATCGGCGACAGCCCCGAGTCGTGCTCGCCCTTCGCTGTTTCCTCGACGTACTTCTGCATGTCGATCAGCGATTCGGCCATCTTCCAGCCGAAGCGGAGCTGCGACGTGTAGTACGCCGCACTCTTGGCGTAGCTCGCGAAGGTGCGATGTTGCGTGTCGTAGTCCACGCCGCGCCGATTCGCGCGCTTGATCTCGCGCTTACGGAAGGCTCCGTCGCTCAGAGCACGAAGATAGAAGTCCTTGATCGCTGCCTGCGCGGCAGGGTTGCCGTCCAGCTTGTTGAGGATCGTCTTCAGCCCCGAGTTGGAGTCGATCGTTGCTCCACGTGAGTAGAGCTGCGCTTTCAACTGCACTTGGGAGACGTTATCCACACCATATTCACCGATCATGTCCTGACGGTTCTGTTCGGCTTCGGAGGGCGTTTCTGCCATCCGAACTTCCTTCTCCTTCACAGTCACGAACCAGCCGCCATCATCTTCGACCGGCGAGCTGACTGAGAGAGTCGGGTCGTTCTCGCGCTGCTCCTGTGCATAGTCGAGCGCGGCGCGCTTGTCATCGAAGTGCTTGCGCTCCTTCACCTTCTCGGCAGTGACGACGTAATCGCCGAACCGCATCAGCGGGAAGTAAGGCCCGACGCGCATGTCTGGCAGGCGTGCGAGCCGAGCGATGATCTTGCGCTCGTTGTCCCCGAGTCGATCACCGAACTCCTTCTCCATACCCGCGATGGTGTTCAGCTTCTTGCGAGTCACATCTTCTTCGGTGTAGTTGAAGTCTCCTTCGACTGTAGCGCGCAGAGCATTCAGCGTCATGAGGTTGACCTCGCGACGCAGGGACTCGTCATAGAAGGCAGCCACGTCGTGATACAGCTTGCGGAAATCACCGTTGAGCGCGCGGTAGCGCTTTGCAAGGTCCGCGTGCCGCTGCTTCTGCGGGACCGACGTGACGTGCTTGTTTGCCTCCGACTGTAACGGTTCGTCCGGGTGGATGCCGTACAGCGTCGCCTCGGTCATCAGGCGCGAGAGCTTCAGGCCCTCTTCCTGCCCATGTTCCTCCACGAGTGCGGTCCAGCGGCGGGAGAGCTTGTCGGCTTGCTCCATGTTCGCGGAGTTGTCCGCGTTGCGCTGGAAGAACGCCTTCATGTACTCGCTGAGTGGTCCTCGACCGCCACCGAAGTTATTCGAGTAGAAATCGCGAATCTGCTCCATCGTGAGCGCTGACAACAGGAAGCGGGAGCCGCCCTCCTTGCTGCCTTCGATCGTGTTCTTGGCGCGCTCGCGCAGATCGCGAGTCACGCGGGAAGACTGCATCACCTTATCGATCGTGTTGGCGATCGACTGCACAACGCCGGTATCTTTGATGTCGAGCGTACGCTCCGCACCGCGCGTGAGTTGCAGCTCGCCGGTGAAGAGCTTATCCGTCGTCGCCAGCACGGCATCGAGCACGTTGTCGGCTTGCGGAGTGTTCTCCATCCCGAGCAAGCGCTTGACGAGATCAAGGATCGCCTGCCACACCGTGCGGTTCGGCTCCAGCTTGATCTCGCGCAGCTTGTTCTGGAACTGCTGATTAGTGAACGCTTCGGCGACGAACTCATCGACGCTGTTGTCACGGAAACCATAGAACTCGACGAGATCACCGGCCTTCGTCAGTCCTTGGATCAGTGTAATGTTCTGGTCCTTCGCTGCCTGACGAGCGTGACGCATGATGGCCCACATCGCGGCCTTCACGCGCGGGTTGTTCTTGATGGCACCGGCTGTCGCCGCGTGGACCATCTCATGCAACATCGCGTGAACGAAGAACTGCGACGGGTCCTGTCCCGCCGCACGAAGTTCTTCGAACTTCGGCCGGTTGAAGCGGATTACACGATTCACTTCGCCGGTCGGATCGCGCTGCTCTTTGTAGTTGGCGAACGCATTCGGCGTGAGCTTGCCGCTGCGATCCCATCCCACGATGAGATCATCCATGTTGAGCGCGATCAGTCGCTGCACGAGCGGTTGATACGGGTGGTTGTCGGGTAGCGTCGCTGCGATCTTCCGCAGAATCTCAGTGCCGCGCGCCACCGACGACTGATCCTCCATCACGGCAGCGATGGCCTCAGCAGCACGACGGAGCGACGGGATATCGTTGTTGAGGTCCATCAGCTCCAGATTCAGCCCGCGACGGTCGAGCGCTTCGAGCGCCTTACGCTGCTCATAGCTCATGCCCTTACGGCGATCAGCTTCGATGCGGTTGGCGAGCGTCAGGTCTTCGCGGCGGCGCTGCGCAGGCGTGAGAGCAGCGCGACGTGCGCGCTCCTTATCCATCATCGCCTTCAGCTTGCGCGCCTTCTCGGCAGCGACCTTCTGGTTGTAGTTCAGCGGCGCGTTGCGGAACGCATTGCGGTCGTTCTCCAGCAACTTATCGGGCTGCATGTAGTCGAACTGTGCTGCGTTCTTCGCCAGCACGAGGTCGCCGTTCTCGTCGAACTTGTAGCCGTACTCTTCGAACCAGCGCTTCAGCGGCTTGTAGAGCTGTTCCTTGTCCGTCTGCTTGAAGTCGCGGAGCGCGTAGCGGAGATTCCGCATCTCGTTGAAGGTCGGCACGTAGCCAAGCCCGCGCCGTTCACTCGTGATGTTCGCGAGCGACGTGTCATGCGTCACATAACCGATGAGCTTCTGCATCAGTGGCGCGACGTGCTGTTCAAACTTCGCGTTCTTGTGCCACACGTCGTGCAAGCGCTTCGCCCGCGCGATCTTCTCACGCAGGTTGGCCGTGGACTCCAATGCATGTGCAATGCGCTGGCGACGGGAACCCATCAATTTCAACGCGCCGGGATCGATCCTTAACGCTGCCTTGCCTGCGGTGCGCGCTTGAATATCCGACTCCGCCATCGTGGCAGTGGCGAGATTCTTGAGGAACTTCTCAGGCTTCGCATCGAGCAGCTTATCGGCGAGTGCGTTGAAGCGCTCGACTTCCTTCAGACCGGCAGTGGAGCGCGGACGCAGCGCTTGGAGCATCTGCCCATAACGCATCAGCGTGTTGAGGTACGCGCGACCGTAAATCGCATCGCGCGCTGACTGCGGCGGATTGCCGTCGGCCTCGCGCGCCTCGGACTGCTGCGCGAGCTGCTGGTTCAGTTCCTCAGCACGTGTGGCAAACGCCTGAACACGCTTATCGAGCGTGTTGTAGACCTTGCGGACGCGCGCGTTGTGCTTCGCGCGCTCGGTGGACGACATCTCGCGTGGCGGCTCGATGTCGAGCGCCTTCGTCGGCCGCAGCTCGCTCTTGCGAACCGGCGTCGGCTCACTGCCGGCGACACCCTTGCGCAAGCCAGCCTTGCCGGTGATCGGTGCTGTCTTCGTCTTGCCGCCCATCGCACGGCGACGGAGCATCCGCTTCACGCGGCCGATGAGCTTCAGCTTCTGCGAGCGCGCCGGGTGCGCGGCGATGATCTCTTCGATCGTCTTGCCATGCGGAGTGAATGTCGTCGAAGCATCTGCCTCGGCGACTTCGCGAGTCTCATCCTTCGTGGCCGTGCGCTTCACGCGCGAGCCCGACGCAACATTTGCCGCCTCACGGAACAACTCTTCGAGCTGTTCATCGGGCAGCTTGTCGATCTGTTCGTCGGTCATCTCTTCGAGTGACTTGCGCGTGTCCTCGAAGTGCTGCTTCGGTCGCACGCGGCGCGCTTCGGCTTCGGCCGCTTCACGCAGCCGACCCATCTCGCCACGGATGCGACCGGCAGTAGTGCGCGCCTTGAAGCGCTCCGCCTTCGTCGGCGCATCGCTCTGCGCCTTCTCCGCCTCTTCGAGCTGCGTCTTCAGCGTCTGGTAGCGGACGGCGATGTTCTTCGCATCCGATTCCAGCGTCGCATCGGTAACGCCGACATCCTCGACGCCACGCCGTGCCTTCTTCTCGATGTCGCGCTGGCGAGTGGCCTGCTGTTCGGCAGCAATGCGCTGAGCACGACGCTTGATCGCCATGCCAGCGGAGAGAATTACTCCCTCGCGGCCCGGCTCATCGAATTGCGATGCCAGTGCATCCGCCTCTTCAGGCGACGCCACAAGCGATTCGCGTACGACGTTGCCTTGCTCATCGCGCTGCTGAACTGCAATGTCGGCACCAAGCGGCTTACCTCCACCGGCCCCCGTCGCGAGGCCGAGAATTTCCTGCATGTCGGCAACGCCCTGATCGCGCATCGCCAGCAGCTCTTCGGCCACCTTGCGATTCTTCGCGATGAGCGTGCCCCCCTTCCCGTCGAAGTTGGCGAGCGGCACACCAACAGTCGGCACGTCACCGATCTGTTGCATATTCGCGGGCGAGAGATAAACACCCAATCGTGTGCTGTCAGGATCGGCGAGGTCCTGAAGCTGTGCGTTGAGATCGCCAATCGGCTCCGCACTCGGTTCGTCGGCCATGAGCTGCGGCTGATCGAACATGTCCTGCTGGCGCGGATCGCGCACGGTGCCGCGATACATCTCACCGCGCTGCTGCTCGGCGCGAGCGCGCATGAAGTCGGCGCGCGTCGGGCGACGGCCCGCAACTAGATCGCCAGTCGGGAGACGTTCCTGCGAGAAGCCAGCCGGTGCCGACGTGTCCTCGACGAGCGGCTGCGCCGGAGTGGGCTCGATCGTGACGGGGGGTCCGCCCCGGACGCGCTCACGGATTCCCAACGGGAGTTGGGAGGGCGGGCCGCTCGGGACCATCCCGGTCTGAGCCTGCGGCAGCTCCATCTCGGTCTGCTGGACCGGCCACGGACGCTGGAGGTACGCCGCCTGTTCTTGCTGCGGGGTCGGCCCCGGCTGCTCGAACATGTCCTGAATCAGATTCTCAGCACGTGCGTTGAGCGCGGCCTGAATCGCCGGGTCCACCGGGCCGGCGCTGATCAGCCGCTGCCCGGCCGAGTCGATGTCCGGCAGGTTGGCGTTCTCGATGTCGCCGCCGCGCCAGCCGCCCGGAGGGGGCTGCTGTTCTCGGAACACGCGCTGGAAAGGCTCGGGCGCGGACTCCACAGGCGAGGGACCCGCTGGCGGCGTGGGCGTGACCTCGCCGGTCGGGATCGCTGTCCGGGGCTGTGGTCGAGGTCCCACTGCGGCGAGCGTCGTGCCCCCCATTGCGCCGCCAATGAGCGCCCCCTGAGTCATCGACTCGGGGACACCCTCGAACGTGCCGCGCGACGTGTCGAAAACTTGGGCGGCTACGTTTTGGGCGACCTGCTCCGCACCAGACTGTCCCGATTCCTGCGCCGCCTCACTCGTGAAGCCGCGCCCGAAGCGTGTAAGAAGCCCGCCCGCCTTGTCGGCGAAGACCGGCTCCAGATAGCGTCCTGCGGCGGCGGAGATCGCGCCTACGACGAGTCCGCCGATGACGGGCGCATACCCCTGCGCCTCGCGGATGAGCGCCTGACGGGCCTGTGCTTCGCCCATCTGCTGCCGGAGCTGCTGGTAGCGTGGCGACTGCATCAGCTCGGCTTCCGGGGCCTGCTCGACTTCCTCGGCGATGTTGGCAGCGATGGAGCCGAGACTGAGCCCGCCTTCGGACGCGCCCAAATACGCGATGGCTCCCTTGCCCACGCCCGCGCGCATGATCAGAGTACCCGGCAGCAGGGTCACGAGGGTGCTCGGCGCGGACTGCGCCATCTTCAGGCCGACGCTCGACAGGAACTCGCCGGGGCCGCCCTGCCAGATAGTCTTGTTCGGGTCGAGCGTCAGGACCTCGCGTGCGGCGCGGGCCTGAGCTTCCGGACTCATGCTGTCAAACCAGCTCTGCGCGAACTCACCAGCCGCGCGCCGACCGCCAGTGAAGGTGTTCGCGAGGTCCCCGAACGCCTGCTCGAAAGGCGTGTTGCGCTCGCCCGCGATCCGGCCCGCGAAGTATTCCCCGGCACCGGCTGCGGCCTGACCAAGCTGACCGACGCCGCCGATCGCCGCCTTTCCATAATCGCCTGCTGAAACTTCCCCACCTGTGTCTGGAGCGCTCGGGGCCTGCGTGATCAGGTCGCCGAACGCATCGCCGAATCCACCGTCAGAAACGCCGGAAACGTCGATCGCCGTCCGCGCGCGAGCGCGAGCCGCCCGCAGTTGTGGGTCCACGCGGCCCGTCTCGATCGGAACGAACGGCTCTTGCGGCTGATCAGGGAACAGCTCTTCGAAGGTAGCCATGCTTTACCGCGCTGGTGTGGAGACTGCGACCCTCTCATCATACGGGAGCGCTGCGACCTCGGGATCGTTCCACGCTTCGGGATCGACACCGGGCGGCATCTCATCGACCATGACCGGAGCCCGCTGCGCTGGCGCACCGATACCCATGCGTTGCAGCCGCTGTTCGAGTGTGCCGTCGCGCACCGCCTGCATCACGACCTGCATGATCGTGTTGTCGGGCACGCCGGGATTCGCCACCTTGATCTGCGACATGATCGACGCGAGGTAGTCGGACTGCGCATCGTCTTCGAGCGCCATCATCGACAAGCGCTCGCGGAACACCCGCTCCGCGTTGCGCAGGTTCGCCGCGCCACCGGCTCCGCCCGCCGCGCGCGCGCGCAGCGCCTGATTCTCGGCGGCGAGGATGCGCGCTTCGCTCGTGTTGGCGAGCGAGTCGGCCTGCGCCTGTGCGAGCGGCTTCGTGACCTCTTCGTACTTGCGCTCGCCAAACTGGAAGTCGCGCCAATCCTTCGTCCACATACGGAAGGCTTGCGGGTTGCGGAAGTTCTCCAGCAGCACGCCCACGCGCTCGGGGTCCATGATCAGCTCCGTGCCGGGCACGACCTTGCCGGTCTTCTCATCCTTGCCGAAGCCGACGATCTGCGTGCGACCCGTGCGACGATTTTTGCTCGTGCCGAACTCCACGTCGTTGCCGTTCGGGAAGTATTGGAATGCCGCACGGTACGCCGCCATCGCGCCACGGATGTTGCCCGCCTGCTGGAGCGCGAGCCCCTGCTGACCGTAGTTGAGGAAGCCCTTCATCTGCATCTCCGTCACCATGTCGTTCACACGGGAGACGGCAGCGGGATCGCCGGACTTCTGCGCAGCCGCGATCATCTCTGCGCGGTAGCGCTTCCAGTCATCGGTCTTCATGTCAGGGACTTCGTTCGCATCGATGTCGATGTCGCCGAAGTTCGCCATCTCGGGATCGGTGCTCACAGCAGGTGCTGAACGCGACGGACGCGCACGGATCGTTGTGGTATCGAGTGACATACGCTGCACGCCGCCACCTTGCTGCGGGAACGCATCGTCGAGCGGCAGTGCCTGCTCAGGAGCAACCGCAGCCGGCTGACCCTGCTCGGCGGCGAGCCGCTGCTTGTCACGATAGAGCTTGCCGGCCGCGCCGAACGTGAGCACGTTGCCGAGATCGCTCGCGGCACCGAGCGCACGCACACCGATGTCACCGAGAAGACTCGGATCATCTGTCTCCAGTCCGAAGCGCTCGCGGTACTGCTCAGTCGGCGTGAGCGCAGTCTCGATACCCGTACCGACGAGCGCACCGAGAGCACCTGCACGTTTCGCACCGGCACCGGCTTTGCGCAAGAGACCTGCGTCTTTCGGGGCGCGGCCGGTGAACTTACCTACTGCATCGTCGGCCACGTCAAGCGCACGACGGCCGGAGGCTGCCCGCGCCGTACGATCCGCGCCGCGCACAGTCTTCGTCGCATTCTCAACACGACCAGCATTGCGCGCACGATTCTGACGAGCACGCTCGCGAATCTTTTCTTCCTCGGAGACGCTACCGCCATCGGCGTAGCCCTGTCCGGTATCGACAATGCCCGTGACGCTTGGCATCGGCCGCGAACCGCCCGCCTGCACAGTCGTCGTTGGAACAGCCGAAGCCTGAGATGCGAAGGCTTGCGTGGAGCCGCGCGCATCTTCCATCGTCTTCGCGATGGTGCCGCCGTCTGCGTAGCCGGGATCGTAGGGGAAGGTCTGCGCTTCACTGATCTCTTCCTCTTCGGTGTCGCCGCTGTCGCCGGGATTCGACGACTGGTACTCACTATCACCGCCGAGATCAAGCGCCTTGCGCTTGCCGCCCTTCTTGCTGAACTTCTTCTTGAACCAGTCGAAGAGCTTGTAGGCGAACGGGTCTTCGAGCTGGCCGCTCCAGTCGGAGTTGCCAGCGGCGTAATCCTCTCCCAACACTTCGGCCGCATCGGGATTCGTCGTCTTGCGGAAGGCGCGCTGAGATTCGAGATCGTACTCGCCGCGCTCCAGCGCCTGATCGCGCGCACGCTCGAGCTGCCGATTGGCGCGGAAACGCTGCGCCCAATCGGAGCCCTGCTGGAAGCCCTTCACGAGTTGCGAGTAGTCGGCCATGTTCTTGTCCTTAGTACATCAGTGCACGACGCTGTGGCTGGCGCGGTGCACCGCGCATCAGCGCCGGGTTCACGTTCATCACAGGACGCGGGTTCGCCTGCTGAATGCCGCGCTTGATCGTCGGCGTCATCGCGCGACCCATCGCACCTGCGAAGCCGCCGTTTGCTTTCGGCGTGGGGTTGAGCGCCTTGCCCTCGCGCACGTTCTGCGTGTGCATGTCCTCGCGCTGCTCTTCAGCAGGCGTGTGGTATTTCGCGACGAGCTTGTCGAAGAACTCTACGCCCTTCGCTCGCACAACGTCGGCGGGGATGATGTATTCCTCCGTCGAAGCCATGATCGGCACCTGATCGTCGATGCCGGAGCCATCGCCCTCGCCATAGTCGATGAGGCCCGGCTGCGACTCATACACCACTTCGCCGGTGTCGTTGTCGAGCGTGAGGGCCTTACGCTTCGGCGATCCGCCATCTGCCATGAACATACCAGCCAGTCCACCGATCGCAGCGAGTGCGCCCGTCGACGATTGCTGGTTCGCGTTGTACTGCTGCATCTGGTTCTGGTAGCCCTGCGACATGATGTTGGCACCCTGACCGAAGCCAGAGATCGCAGTGTTCAGGTAGCCGCCTGCCCCCTGCATCGCGTTGCCGCTGGTGGCCGTTGTCTGGTTCGCATTGCCGACCATCGAGTTGCCAGCGGCGATCGACTGACCGTACGAGCCTGCGACGTTCGACGGATAGCCCTTGCCGATGTTGAGCGCTTCGGCGCGCAGTGCGCGGCCCGTCTGTTCCGTCGCACGATCGGCAGCGGAGGCGGCACCGGCAGCGGCAGCGGCTTGCTGTGTACGCATGCCGATATCGAGCGCAGCGTTGCGGGTCTGGCTTGGATCGACGCCGTAGGATTCCAGCCGCTGAAGTGCGTTGCGCCGAGCTGCATCGAAGCTCGTGTTGACATCGGCAATCGCACGGCCCCGTTCTTCCTGACGGCGCTCCGGCGTGTCGTAGTTCTGGAACTCCTGAACGAGATTGTCTTCGAGCGGCTGGTAGATGTCTTCGTAGCGCTCGCGGTCGCGGCGCGCGTTCGCCAGCGTCTCGTCCTGCACTTCTTCTTGCGAAGCGAGCACACGATCGAGTAACTGTCGGTTGAGACTATCCTGCTCACGCGCCCACGCAAGCTGCTCCAATGCAGTCTCTTGCGCAATACGCGCTGACTCGGCAGACCCTTCGGCCAATGGCCCAAGGTCAGGCGGATCGGGCGCTTTGCTTCCCATACTTCGACTCCAGCCAATCTTCTCGTTTCAGTTGTAGAAAGTGGAGCGCACCATCGGGGTGTGCTCCATCGACCTTCAGCAGCTCTTTGAAGCCGAGCCGACGATCGATCTCCAACGCTGTGGTGTTTCCGCTAGGCACCACTCCGAACACCATCGGCAAGTCGAGAATGTGGAATGGATAGCGGAACGCGAGTCGCACGAACTCGCGATTGATCCATCCCGGTTCTCCCGCCATGTGCATGCGACACGACTTGCCATTGAATCCTTCGTACCCCACCACTCCGATGAGCTTGCCATCGACGACTCGACCGAGCGCGCGAAAGTCCACGCTCCACGGCAGACCGATGCGGTCGTACAGGAACTTGTGCAGGACCATCGCGGGCTCCTGCACGAAGAAGTCCCGCTTCAGTACGGCTTTCCGTTCGGCTTGCGGTTGATGATCTTGCTCGTCAATGTCGAGTGCTCTTCGCATTCGTCCTCACAAACTTGCCCATTGCATTTACCCCTTGAAGTTGTCGCAAGGCGTATCGGGGAACTCTCGCTTCGTAAGCTGAAAGTATTCCGATCGCAGATCGTTGTAGGCGTTGTAGTAGATGCGCCAAGCGTCGCCGCTCGAACTGCACTGCTTCGCCTTCGTGTCCAGCAGCAGCGTGTTCAACTCCTTCACTCGCCGCGACTGCAACTCGGTCTTCAACGCCGCCAACTCACCGGCTTGCGCGAAGCCCGAATAAAACGGTGCCGCGAACCCGCACGCGAGTGCGATGTGCGCGGACAGTCCGAGTGCGTTGAGAAAGGTCGCCGCTGCGATCCACATCCGCCAGCGCTTCACGTGTTTCTCGGATGCGCCATCGGCGGGAGGGATCAGATTCTTGGCACCTGCTACTGCTTTCTCGATGTACTCCATCATGATGTTCCTCGCCCGGTGTCATTCAGTGTCGTATTGCGTGCGCCGCCAATACCGAATGCCCACCGTCGCGAAGAACAGTGTGATGAGCATGCCCTGATACCAGAGCGGTGTCTTGCTGAGGGCTTCGAACCCCCTCGCCACGTAGACATCGCAACCGGGGACAAAACTCAGCACTGCCGGAATCGAGACGACGATAAGGGTATATTCGTCTTTCCACGATGAAGCCGCCTGCCTGGCGAACTCCATCTCCCAATTCGCATCAGCGGTCAGCCCTTCCCGCTGAAGTTGAATCTGACGATCGAGCTGCGCCATGTTCAGCTCGTGCATCTTGATTCGCTCCTGACTTTCCATCTGGAGCTTCTGTGCCTTGATCTCCTGCCGACGAACAAAAAAGTCCGCAACAGGGCCAGCGACACCTTTCACCAAGTCCGTCCAGATGTTCATACCACCACCCTCTGCTTGAACCAGCCGTAGACGAACTTCTCGTCCTTCGAGCGGCGCTCGGCGAGGTCGATGTAGAACGCGCCTTGGAGTGAGTTGAGCATCGCGAAGAGAACCACGATGCCCTCGTTGCCGCGCTTCATGAGGAACGAGCGCAGCGCGCGGATCGTCGCCGGACCAATGAGCCCATCGACTTCGATGTCAGCGTAATCAGCTTGCTCGCGGTTGAGCACGTTCAGGGCGCGCTGGAGGGACTTGCCTGCGAAGGACACGCCCGTGTTGACGGCGGTGTCGAACAGCTCGGTTGCCACACGTTCGGAGAGCGCCGCGATCAGGTCGAGATGCAGGAGGTCCCAATACTTCGCTCGGTACACCTGCTGTGCAAACTCAAGCGGCAGTGCGGACATCTCGCCCCGGTAGCCGAACTCTCGTGCCACCGCTTCGGTAATGCCGAAACGTGTGGCCCCGCCCGAGTCAGCGGCGTCGTCCGAGAAGCCGCCTTCGATCCCGAGCGTGTGGCTAAGTGCGCGATCGAACGGGGTCATTGGCTGCGAAGCTCCGGTTTGTTCCCGCCCATATATCATTTCCCACTCGTGTCAGCAACTTGCGACGATGGATTGTCAAACGGCGGGGGGAGCTTCTGGAGCTTCTTGCGCACCCATTGCTTGCACAAAACCATCGTCTCGGCTTCTCGCCCTTCGAGTGGTGCGCGCTGAAGGAACTCCAGCGTAGCCTGTGCGAGTTGTTCCTCGTTCATGTTGCATATCCTACGGGGGCAGCACCTGCGCCACCGCCACCGCCGATCGGAACGACGAGCGTGTTGAGAGGCCACTCCCCCTGCGTAACTGAGTTGGGAAACAGATGGGCCTGATGCGCAGGGGCGGGGGTCTGTACCTGCGTATACCCCATGTTGGTCTGCCCGAGGTTGAGCCCCATCGTGTGCGCGTTGTACACAGGAGCAGGCGGTGTGAGCCAAGCCATCGCTTACTCCCACAGCATCGCGATAGTCCACGCCGGAGACACATTCGCGACGTTACCCGGCGAAGCGCTCTGCCCTCCACTGATGTAAGTGAGGGCGTCTGCAACGAGCGTTGCCGTGAACGTATTGCCGAGAGGGACTTCAGCCGCCACGATGGTGCAAAGCTGCTTCACGACCAGCACCTGTGGGTTCACCATGAAGTGCAGGTATGCTTGATTGTCGCTACCCACCAGAGAGGCCGTCTGGTTGTTCGGTACAAGAGCGTACGCAATGTTACTCGGGTAGGTCGCAGCCGTCGCGGTGAAGCGAATCGACTGTGAAGCCGCCATGCCGGACGAAGGACTGCCGGCATAAACGACACACCCATCGCCGTTAGTGTCTCCGTCATCCTGATCAACAGAACGAGCCACAGCCATAAAGCCATGCCCGAATGTATCGGCCGCCGGAGTGCCCATCTTGAACATGATGCCCAAGAACCCTTCCGTCGCGTTGTAGCAGACGTAGGTTGGGTACGGCGTTACAGTCGAGGCAATGTTGTTATTGCGCATCCACGTAGAGCGAGTGGAAGACTGACCAGTAATCGTGCCGGAGCCGTCAGACCCCGTACCGACTGTGAGCCATGCTTGCGGCGCGAACGCAAGTGAACCAGTACCGTACTCGATCTTGATGAAGATCGGCGCAGTCGCTTGCAGCGTGTCGTTGAAGCGCCAGATTTCGTAGCCCGCCGCCGTGTTCGTGCCGGGGCGCGTGACCGTCGCCCAGTCGATCTGGCCGGTATCCGAAGTCTGAGTCAGACCGACTGCGGCGAGGGCGGCAGAAAGCGCCGAACCCCACGCGCGAAACGTCGCGTCGCTGGAGTGTTCTATAACCGTGCTGTAGTTGTTCGTTGCCATGTTGCCCTCACGACGGCTGAATCAGCAGGATCACAAAAATGGACGTGAAGTTGCTGGTCGAGTCAAGACTGAAACGAATGATGTCGCCAGCGGCAATCGCAGTCGTCCAGCCGGTGAGCGTCGTATCGATGTACTTCTGCGCAGCCGTGATCGTCGGCGGCGTTGCTCCTGTAATCGAGTCGGCGTTCGATGGCGGGAAGTTCGCGTAACTGTCCTTCCAGATGTCCACCACACACGATCCCGGCCCGCCGATGGTGAGCAGCGCTACGCCGACAATGGTGCCAGCGAACGGGATATAGACATCGACGTTCGGCGTCGCGAGCGCGTCCAGCGCTACTGGAGACACGAATGTGCAGCCACGTGCAACCACTGGCTTCAGTGCGCTCGGGTTGCTGATCTGCGCAGCGGCGATGGAGAGCGCAGCCTGATGCTGAGTCACCATCGCCTGCGTGATGTCGGCGAGCGCAAGCTGATCGTTCACCCACACGCTGCCATCAAAGCGCAGGAAGTCACCAGCGGCAGCGCTGGAGAGGTCGCCGATATTTGCGATCTCCGATAAATCCGCACCGACGATGGCGTTCGTGTTGCCCTCGATCGTGATCAAGCCGAGGTCGATCAGGTCCTGCACGCGGATGAACGAGTTGAGAATGTCGCCCGTCCGGCGCTGCCCGGTGTCCAACGCTTCCTTCACCGCCATCAGAACCTGCGTGTGGTTCTTTGGGTCATCGGTGACAACAGGCACCGATGGATAACGGCGATTCGCTTTGAGTGTGAGTGCCATTACAAGCTCGCCAATTCCTTCCCGGTCTGCGCGATCGAGACGGAGTAGACTTCGGTGTTGCTCACCAGCTCGAACTGATACACGTCGCGCTTGAAGCCAGTCGGCAAGCGCACCATGTTCTGATCCTGCACGATCGTGTCGAATACGATCTCGCCGTTCGCGAACATCGTGAAGCGCACACTCGATACACTCGTGCTCAGAAACGCGATCGGATAGAGCGGCGAACCGCCAAGCGGCATGCGATTCTCGGGCTCAGTCCAGCCGGGCACAGACCCTTTTCGCTCGACGCCGCAGAGCGCGTGCCCATTGAGCGTGTTCAGCGAGCCCACCGCAAACCGCGCTTCGTTGTACGGCAGGTAGTATTCGAGGACATCGGTCGTGACATCCTCGTCTTCATCGTTGAACTTGATCTTCAGCGCGCCGAAGTTGAGCGGCTTCGGGAGATGGAACTCTTTCGACTTCCAGCGCCAATACAGACGGTCGCTCGCTTCGGGGTCCCACTCCCACACACGATCTTCGTAGATGAGGAACACGGTGCCGTCGTAGCGGTCAGTCTCGATTCCCTCCACGTGGCTGAAGCGATCCAGCTCGACGAGGCGAGAAGCAGGCTCAGTCGGATTGAAGATGAATCCGAAGCTTGGACCGTTGAAGGCGATGTACTGCATGCCGTAGCTGGCAGCGAAGATTTTCTTCGGGTTGTATCGGCGCAGCCATTCCTCTTTCGTCATCAGGTCCTGTGTGACGATCTGTGGGGCCGGCGAATTTACGAGTACGAGCCCGTTGATCGACGGATAGTACACGCCTGCATCGGTGGAGACCATGCCCCGCCGAGACAGGCAGGGCATGACTGCATCCGTTTTCTGCGTCGTAAACGCGGCCGGCGATGTACCCATGCCGATGTATGGATTCGACTTGGTGCCGACGATGAGCGTGTTGCCCCACACTGCGAGACCGACGATCTCAAACTCCACTCCGATCTCGTATTCCGGCGGCCATGCGTGCGGACGATACGGCTCACTGAAAAGCAGCCGGCGACCGACCCACCCGACGAGGTATCCGTTGGGCATGGCGACGAAGCCTTCGAGCGTCGATGGCGGCGGCTGATATGAGGTGGACTCCAACACGTTGTTCTGTGCAACCGTGTCGTCAGTCATGTTATCCGCAAAGTTCGCTTCGCCGATGCCGATCTCTGCGACGAAGAAGAACAACGTCGAAGTGTTGCCGGGCACGGTGCGATAGATGCGCTTCTTCGTGATGTTCCGCTGCGATGAGTCGGGGACCATCGTCTGCATCCCGCTCAAGTTCCACGTACCGAATGCACCAGAAAGTACAGCGGACGGCGGCGACGGTGCGCCTTCTTCGCCATAATCACTCACGAAGGTGTAGACATACGCGCGCGTGCTGTCGCCGCCCACAGGCGGAGCCACGGAGGGCGCAATCGTCGGAGTCGGCACGCCAAGAAGAAACTCGGGTTCGCCATTACGCAGGCGATCAAACGTGTTGTACTTCGGTGCGCCCTCGCCCGCCCAATAGTAACGGTTGTGCGCATCGTTCACGAGCGGGGAGCGAACGATGTCGATGTCGCGCGTGTCGAACGCCAACCAGAACTCTTCCTCTTCGCCGTACTCCATGAAGGGGATGCGGTAGACCCTGCGAACGGTAAAATATTCGTCGGTGAGGTCTTTCCGCTCACGCGGAATGCGAAAGCCACGCGCCTCTCCTGACAGGAGTTTGGTGTTGCGCGCAGTCGTTGCACACATGTTCGGCAAGAGCCGATTCGACACGCGGGGCACGAGCCCCATGAACCCTTCGAGCTTGAGTGCCGTCATGGTCGCACCTGAAATTGGAAGCGCCCGCCACGATTCATGCCGATCTGAACTAGCTCAAAGCCGGGCATCGGGGCGAGCGTATACTCGATTCCGTAGCGGTCCCTCTGCATCCGCATGCACAGAGAATCCGCGCGCATGTACGCAAGAATGATGTCACTGTTAGGTAGCCCAAGCGGACGTTTGTCGTCGAGGCAGCAGCGTGGGTTCGTCACACCTGCGGCAAGCGAAGTCGTCGTAAAGCCGGGGATCAGTGGGTCGAACCACCGATACTTCGCCACGCCGCCAGCGACATACGCAATGAACGGCCGCATCTGCTGATCGAACGTCAGGCTCACTTCAGTGATGTCCGTGTCCGTGATCTGAACTGTTTCAGGAACACCCTCCGCACTCAGCAAAATCTGTGTGCCTGCGTCGTTGATACGCGCGGTCCACAGCTTCGCGAAGAATCCCGCTGACGGATCGGCGAGCGCATCTGCTCCGCTCTCGAAGTCGTTGGTCGCAACCTTCCATACACTGCGCGGGAACTCAAAATCCGTATGCGCAGTGCTGGAAGATAGGGTGTTATCGGGGAGCGCCATCTTAGTGACGCGCCCACGTATGGCGGAAAGTCATCGCCAGAGTTTTGGTGCTATCCTTCGGGATGCCCGGCGAGATACCGTACTGCATCGAGCCACAGCCCATGCGTGTGCGGAACGCAGTAATCCCACCAACACCAAAGTTGGCTTCGTTCAGCCCCCACGTCGCCGTGAAATCACGCCGGTATGTGCTATTGCTGTAAGCGGCATTCGATGGAGTCGTGCTCGCACCCGTGCCGCCCGGCGTAGAAGTAATCGCACCGATCGCACCCGAATATGCAACGACAGAGCTAGTACCGGCGCTACCGCCTGTGAATCCACTCGGCGACCATTCACTAGAAGATGTAACGTTGGACGCGCGTGCGGTGAAGTCATAATTGACGCTACTGACCGCAATTGTGCCGAGCACATCACTCGTCGGCGGATATGCACGCAGTTCGTACGTCACATCAAGGAACTCATCCGAAAGCACTGTGAGCGTCGTTGGATTCAGCGAACCGTCGAGAATCAGCGCGCGGCTGAACAAATTCGAGTCGTTCGCTGTCGAAATACCCACGCCAACTTCTGCAAGGTTGCCCGCCGCCGCACCCTGCGCGAAACGATAAGTCCGCGTAAACCAGCCATAGTAGGGCTCGGAACCCTGCGCACCTGAGTTGGTCGCCTGAGATGTGCTAGTACCTGCAACATGAGAAATGAGGTTGGTTTGCCCATTCGCCGGAGCTGTATTGCCAGTGCCGACACGGCAAGCGGCGAGCCAGTTCCCTGTCGTCCCGATGAAGTCGAGGCCCTGATCGAGTACAAGGTTCGGGAAGAAGCCAGTGTCTACGCGCTTGCGCCCATCAGGTCGATACACTTCCATACGGAAGAACCCCTTGATAGGCGTCGCGAGGACCAGCTCCTTCTTTGGCTCGATGATCTTGGTACGAGGCACCCAAATGTTCATGTCAATACTCCAGAAAGAATCGCCCCGCCGACATCCATCGACTCAGGCTGGTAGTTGCCGTAGGTAACGAGGACCGCATCGAGTACGCCGCCTGTGAGGATCGCGCCGCCAACATCCAGTGCTTCGGCGGGGTAGTTGCTGTAAGTAACAAGCACGGAGTCGATCTCACCCGAAAGGATCGCACCGCTGACATCAAGGTCTTCGTGCGGCCAGTTCAGATATGTAAGCAACAACGTATCGAGTGTGCCATCGAGCGGCTGTCCGCCCATGCTGAGTGAGTCTGGTGTCCCGTCCCCTGCGCTACCAAGCCCGCCGATATTGATGGACTTCTCGGCGCGAATTAAGTCACCGCCCGAATTGATCTCATCCGTAAAGATATACGGGTATGGCTTCGAGGTACGGAAGCGCGTACCCGGCAGTGCTGCCAGCTTCTCGAAGAAGCCAGCCGTCACCGAGTTGCGAACAACCGTGCCTGCCGGCCACGATTGCGGAGTAGTCCCCTCTTTGCCGCGCTCGACCTGACATGCGTTGCCGATACGGTCAACCATGTACATGATCTCGAACTTGTTGTTCGCATCATCTCGCAGCACGAGTGACACGACTGCACCATAGTTCGGATCAGGGAACTCGTCGCCAGTGAGCACGACAATGTTCGTCTGCGAGTCGGTGATCGGAGCAAACAGCTCTGACTCGCCGATGTTGCTGAACTGGAATTCGCGGGTCTCAGCCATCACGAATCCTCTTCGAGCAACCACTGGAGGTAGTGCAGGGTCTCCGCTGTGATCCGAAGCTGGACGAGCGTGTTGGCGACGAAAGCGTGCGCAACCGTGTCCTCGCGTCCGCGCTCGACTGTGAGCACATCTCCCGAGCGCGCCGTACAGTGCATGATCTCGCGATCACCAGTCACGTAGTCCATGACGGTGATCTTGAAAATCTGATTCAGCCCCGGCGAGGGGAAGCGGTCTCCTTCGCCGGGCAACAACTGGATGCTGGTCTGTAGCGGGCTGATATCATTGAGCAGCCGCGACGACGCATTGTTCGCAAACAGGTGTTGGCGCTGGTCAAACGACATGTTACGGACCTATATACATGATCTTATAGAGGTATTTAAATGGCGGGACGGTATCAACCGTGTGCGTGTGTGCATCCGCCGCTGTAATTGGGTGCGTGTGTTCCGTACCGGAACCGGAACTCCCAACAGTAAAAGTCGCGGTGAGCGTAACGGTCCCATTCAACTGCTCGCTGGAACCCTCAATCGCTGTAGCAGGTTTTTGCGAGTTGTCGTCGTTAGAAAACGGAAGCGTGATCTGTCCCGCTGAGCTGTGCGTGTGAGGACCGTTTTCGGCTTCAGTCAGTGCATGACCGCCCGTCACTCCACTATGGTCGTGCCCCCCATTAGCGCTAGTCGTAACACTTGCAGCCCCACCACCGGCACCAATATCACCATCGACTGAAGCCCCTCGAATAAACTGGTTCCTGAGATCGGGTGTACCGTTACTACCGTTACAGATAGCCCAACCAGCCGGACAGTTGGCAGCCACTCCATACCAATCCATGATCATGCCGACTTCGTATACAAGTGCCCTCACATCCGAAACATCGTTCTCTGTAAGAATTCGCGCTCCGCCAGCAGTCGCACGTGTGCCATCGGTCGGCACGCGCACTTCGTTCGAGCTGTCGCCTGCATTGCCGCGCAGAGGGACATCGACGATCTCGCCCGCGAGAATTTGCGTGCTAGCTCCAGTGAGCTTGGCGTCGATGAGGTCGTTCCCATCCATGTTGAGATCGCCTTCCATCGCGTCGCCGCCGCGCTGGATAAACGTCTCCATCGTGCCGCGTGTGAGGCGCAACTCGACACGCGCCTGACCGTTGGTCCACGCCTGTGCGCTCGTACCTTCCTGCCCACGTCCGCCAACCGGCACCGTGAAGAGGTCGACCGCACGCTGCGTGACTCGCACGACTTCGATATCGCCGTTGTCATTCTCCAGCGTGACGAGGAAGTATTCGTCCGCACCGGGATTCGGGAAGAGCTGCCCGAAGCCGTTCGCCACCTGAATGGTCAGATCGGAGTCAGAGATTGAAGCGGCAAGCAGCGCGCTCGCGTTGTTGCCGAAGAGCTGCTTTGCCATTTATTCGTCCTCTTCGATGTCGAACTCAACGGTATCCTGCTTGGTCTGACTGCCGTTGGTCGTGAGTGTGAACTCGACGCTGTACGAGACGCCGTTCTCGCCGCCAGACACGAAGTAGGCGAACTCAGTGCCATCCGGGTCGATGACGACCCCGCTGACGACGAGCGGAGTGTCAGTCGTCGGCGAAACCGCCGCCGTGACGTTCGTGATGATCTCTCCCGGTTCGAGAAAGTCGTGGTAGTCGATGCCGCGCTTGCGGCGCTCGCCGGGCTGCTGTACGTAGCGTCCGAGAATCATGGCTTCACCTTGTCGCAAACTGGCACGAGGGTGGCGGAGCGCTTCGGCTTACGCGCTGTGCCATCGCGCACGCCACACACTTTCTCTTTCAGGTTGAGCTTGCCTGCGATTGTCAGCAGAAACACATCGCTGTCGGCAGCTGGCTGGACGAACAGCCCCATGATCCCCTGCGTGCCGTTGATGACGATGCTGTTGACCGAAGGGCCTCCGAAGATGTCGCCGGTCAGCTCGATGAGAACAGGACCACTCATAGCCGGAAGAATCCCCCTTCCACGATGTTCGGGTAGATGTAGTAATCCAGCCCGAGCGCTTGGAACGGATCATTCACGAGGTCATCGTCTCCGATATACGCGACAAGTGGCGAAGTAGCCTCGTCACCTGTATCTCGAAAGATGATCGCCTGCGAGATGAAGCGGTTGTCGAACAGCAGGGGGAACCTCACATGATTCCCCGAGCAAATGCCATTCGTGGCCGTTTTGCCGCCGATCTCTTCTGAGATGGCGACACGCACGCCGGGCGTGATGTTGCTCAGGAACTGGTTGGAGAAGTTGGGGACGTAACTAATGGGCAACAGCAGCCCGCGCCAGACACCAGTGATCCAGCTAAGCTGCTGTGTCGCGAACAACTCGCGAGCGTATGGATAGAGTTGGCTCTGCACCGCTCACTTCCCGAACTTCGGATACGACCACGAAGGTGCCCCTGCGAAACCGCCCTTCGCCTGCGCCGCGTACTTTCCGATCGCTGCGCGGAAACGATTCAAGTGGTACTGCGCCCGCATCGGATCGGAGTAGGCTTTCGCAGGCTGAGAAAACAGTCGCCCAACGGCTCCATCGTAGATCGCGTCGTAGTAGTGGCTGGCAGCGATGCGCGGCAAGTGCGTGACCGACTGCTTCGGAGTGAGTGCGACGAAGAACGTCAGCATCGCCTCTTGGTCGATGTTCGACTGCGGCCACAAGCGGACCTGATCCGGGCCTTCGAGGTAGTAGTGCGTCGGGTTGCGCGCCTCCGGCTCGCGCCCGGCCGGACGACGCGCAAGCGGGCGCAGCGGGATGCCATCGTACTCAACGCTCAGCACGCGCACGACGTTGGCGTACGCATCGTATGGCGAGAGGTAGTAGCGCTTCTTGAAGGCGACGAGCTTCTTCGGGCCGATCGTCACGCGCCACGTCGCACTCTGCTCGAAGAACTCGCGGCAGGCGAGGATGAGCGCTCGTTTGCGCACCTTCGGCAAGCAGCCGGGCGTCACGGGAAGCATGTCGCGAAGCCACGTATCGAGCTTCACATCACACTCGTTCCCCGAGCCTTCTACGGTGATATTGCTCGTGCTCACAGCGACACCACCATCGTCTTGAATTGATTCTGGAGCGCCATCACGCGCCCGTCGTTGGTGAACTCGTCGTCAACCAGCTCCGCGCTCGACGACACCCAATACACCAGCGGTGTATAGAACATCATCGGGATGTTGAATTCTTCGGTGAGCGCGATCTGCCCGTCTTCTTCTGGATTGAACTGCTGTGGCTCGTCGTCGGGATCGACATCGAAGACGACGATCTCAGGGACTACGATGTCGTCGGAGTCGAAGAAGTCCCAAAACGCATCCGGCCGCAAGCGCGCAAGCTCTTGCAGCCCACGATTCAGTTTCGCGAGAAGGACCGTGTTGCTGTACCGGAACGGGCTGTCGGTATCCTGCAAAATGACACGGGCTTCATCGATTACGTCTTGCCATGTCTTCGCCATGCTGCCCCCGTCAAGAACTCCCGCTGGCCGTTAGACCAGCGGGAGTAAGATCACAGGGGATCAGCCCCGTGCGACGACAGCGCGACCGATCGCGACACCGTTCACCACCCGGAATCCGTAGACCTGAAGGCCACGGAGCAGGTTGGAGAACGACCGCTCGGAGCGGATCGTCTCCATCTTGGTGAACTGTGCTGCGAACGTGAGCGCCGCCTTCGTGCCGAAGAACACGGACGTGGTATCCACGGCCGAGTCCAACGTGGGCAGCAGGTTCGACAGATACAGCGTGAACCGATCGATCATGCCGAGACGACCGTTGCGCAGGATCGAAGTACCGTCGCCCGCGAGGGAGGCGTCCTTCAGGTCCGACTTCTTGATCATCGCGGCCATCCACGCCGGAATCGCCATCCAGCGACCCGTTTCGGGGATGTTCTGCTCGTCGAGCACCTGACCAGCGTTGACGATGAAGTCAATGACGGACTGATCGTTGGAAGTCGAAGAACCGTCGCCGGTGCCCTGTTCCGTCTTGTTGATGTACAACGGGGAAGCCGACGTACCCAACCGAATGTTCGCCGAGATTGCGCCGGCCGTGTTGCCACGGTTGGCAGCGTGGATGTCCGACGTGGTGCCGAGATAGGCGAGCACATCGGTATCGACGGCGATCTTCATCTGCTCGGACGCATCCTCGGCCCACATGCTCATGAGGTCGAGGTCCGACTGGACTTCCATCACGTCGTCGAGCGCGAGGTTGAAATACTTCGCCTGATCGATCGTGAGATCGATCATGTTGCTCGACGGACGCTGGATCACGAGGTCCTGATCGGTCTCGTAGTCCGCGATCGTGATGGTCGGGCGCGTGCGGATGTGAACCGTGTCACCCTTGTTCTTGATCTCACCTTCGTAGTCGGTGTTCGCGATGGCCGCGAGGATCGTGGCGGCGTAGAACTTCTCCAGCAGCTTCCCCGACCAGATTTCGGGAATGAAGATGCCAGCGTACGCCGGGTTCGGGGTACTGCCCGCCCACGGTGCGCCTACTGGAAACGACATGGCTTGTACTCCTTCAGAGAACGGTTAGCGAATGCGCCCTTCGCGCTGAGCTGCGAAGATGTCGGCCTCGATCTTCTTCCGCTCTTCCGCACTGCCCTTGAAGCGGCCTGCTTGAAGATCGGCGTAGAACTTGCCGATTTCGGCGCGTGTCCAAACCCGCTTACCGGACCCATCTTGAGTGCTTGCCGCCCCGGTCTTCGGTGTGCCGGGGGCCACGAACTGTTCCAGCTTCCGCTGTGGTGCCGGCGCAGAAGCGGCGGCAGCGGCGGGAGCAGGAGCAGACGGTGGATTTACAGCCGCGTGTTCCTTCAGGTAGCCCGAGAAGAACGCCACGACGCGGGAACCATCGTGGGCCTTGTACGCCTGTTTCAACAGTGCTCCGCGCTGCTGCCCGGAGAACGGATCGACTTGATCGAGCCATTCCAGAAAACCGGGGTCCTCGTTCAGCTCCTGCCAGTTCGGCACTGCCGAAGCCAACATGGAGAGCACTGACTGCTGATCGTTCTGCGCTACACGTGCGCCGACCTGCTGAGTGACTTGCGCCACCTGATCGACACGCTGTGCAATGGGAGCGACGCGACGATCGATCTCCGGCAACAGAGTGGCGTGCTCTTCGCGCACCACGCGCCGCATGACATCGATCAAGTCTGCTCCGAACTCCCTGACTTCCTCGTCTTTAACGAGCTTCGTCGCGGCCGGCGGCGTGGCCGGCGTAGACGCAGCGGGCGCAGACTCCCGCTGTGCGCTAAGCGAGGCAAGCAGATTCTGTGTCGCGGTCAGTTGCTGCCGCATATCACGAAGCTGCTCAGTCTGTTCTTGGACCTGACGCTGCAAGCGCGGCACTTCCGCGTTGTACTTGCCTTGCAGGACTTTGTACTTCTGCTCCCACCCTTCCTGCGGCGGATTCGCGGCCGGAGGATTCGCGGCCGGAGGATTCGCGGGCGGCTCGCCCGATGCAGCCGGAGGATTCGCAGGCGGATCACCAGCCGGAGGATTCGCAGGCGGATCACCAGCCGGAGGATTCGCAGGCGGATCACCAGCCGGAGGCTGCTGCACGCCCTTGTAATACTGCTCGGCGATCTGATTGGCCTTCTCGACCTGTGCGCGGACTGCTTTCGGGAGAGCGCTCATGCGTGTTCTCACTTACCCTGCTGAGGTTGGTTCTTGAATTTCTCGAAGTCCTTGGGAGCCTGCTCGAAGGCGTCGCGCCACCACTTCAGTGCCTTCACGGCACCGGACGCGCGGAGCTGAATCGCTCCTTCGCCGTCCACGCAGCGCTGTGTCTCTTCTTGCTCGTGTTCCTTCAGACCCTCCAATACGGTTGTGAAGTCGCGGTTGCCCCGCAGGTTCACTAGCGCTTCAGCGATTTTCGGTGTGACCTTCACAGCGTTCCGAAGCTCTTGTTCCAGCGCTCCTGCTTCTCGCGGTAGTCGTCGAACGTATCCGACTCTGCGTGCGAGATGCCCGCCTTGCTGTAGTCACCCTGTTCGCGGCGTTCGGGCGGCGCGTCACCGAATGACACGTCGTAGACGCCGCCGAGGCCGGACAAATTTTTCGTCGTCACGACCCGCTGCGTCTTCTTGCTCATGTCGGAATCCTCACCGGCCATTCCCAATAGCCGCCGTACTGTTCGTTGTGCGGGCCGCGCTCGCACACGCTCGTACGATGAAGCGGCGGCTTGTCGTCATCGGCGAAGACGCGCAGGTTCACACAATCGGCGCTCCACGCTTTCACGACGATCGCCGGAAACTGACGGGCACCATTGATGTCCGCTTCGGTACCAACGAGCGTGTAAAGCACCACGCGCCCGATTGTGGGTCCCTGCTTCATCAGTTCGCTCCGCCCGCCTTGTACTTGCCGCCCGCGCCGCCGCCCGTACCGCTGGAGCGGTTGATCGGCAGATCGCGGTTGCCCTTCGTTTCGCCGAGGAACTTCCCCGACGGGGAGCCCGAATGGGACTCACCGCTGCCACCGCCCGAGCCCGTGCTCAGGTTGCAGTGGAGATCGCGGTTGCCCTTCGTGTCTCCTAGAAACTTGCCGCTGATGCTCATCACAGTCTCCTACACGTGTGGTGTAGCTTCTGAAAGCGTATAGCAAAAACTTGGACGAAGCTACAAGCCCAAGTCTTCCATCTGCTTCTTCCGCTTGTTGGCGAGCGTGTCGGCAGCCTTCGCGGCCATGCCCGTGCCGAGATCGGCAGGCTTCGGCTGCTTGGGAGCTACCGGCTTCTTGGGAGTCGTGTGGTCTTTTACGACCTTCCCGCCGTCTGCATACTTGTGTGTCCTGCGCATATCACCTCCCCGTCTGGCGTCTGAATCCGGCCTGAGCCTGCCGCGCCGCCCGAACCAGCTCGGGCTTCATCTTCTCGCGGACGTACTTTTCACACTCGGTTTCCACAAGCGCGAGTGCGTCCCGGTTGGCCGCGCGAGCTGCGCGTGGCCCACGTTTGGTAAACGGCGCTGTATGGTTCCTATCCACCTGCGCGCATCCCCGGACGGCCCGTCGCGTTGTTCGACATCTGGCCCTCGACCTGCTCGCGCGCAGCCTCCGGGCCGGCGCGACCTTCCTGCGGGCGCGGCTGGTTCCCGTTCGGGCCTTGCCCCGTACCCTGCGCCTGTGCTTGCGCTTGGGCCTGCATCTGCATGGCCTGCTGTTGCGCACGCAACGTCTCGTCGTCCGGCACCACGCGTTCATGATCGAGTCCGAGATTCGAAGCGACGGAGCGAATCACGTTCGCGCGGCCTTCCATGCCGACGATCTGCATGTCGAGCGGGTTGCCGGTGAGCTGGAGGAATTCGAGCTGGCGCATGCGATCCTGCTCACGCTTCACGGCGTAGTTCACACCCTTCACGACAATCTGTTCGTCGCCTCGGAACATGCCGGGCATCGTGAGCATGATCATGTCGTAGAGCCCTTCGAGCATCGGGCGCATCACATCGCGATCGATTGAAGCGGCGACGTTCTGGAGCGTCTTCGCCGCATTGCCCATCAGCATCGCGAGTCCCGACGCAGTACGCCCGGCACCGCCGACGCGCTCGTTGCCCGTCATGTAGCGCGGGATCGCGGAGACTTCATCAGCCATCAACGAGAACTTCTCGTAAACGGCCATCAGCTCCTGCGTGTTCGAGTTGGGCTGGAAGAAATCGATCGGCTTCGACGTGCCGGTGATCATCGGATCGAACGACACATGCCAGCGCTTCCACGGATACAGGTTGTCGTCTTCGCCCGGCTGCAACACCTGATCGTTGATCACGACCTGCGGGCCGCTCGCGATGGAGAGATTGTTCACGAGGCTGCGAATCGCAGCATTTCCGACTGACTGGATGTCGTCGAGCAGGTCATGCAGACCATACCCTGCCATCGTGCCGGGAATCTTCTCGAAGTTGCTGATGTAGTACGGAGCGCGCTGGCGCGGCGAAGGATTGATCTGCGCTTTGATGACGAATCGATCGATGAGCCACGCCTGAATCTTGTACTCCTGCAACGGGTCGGGCACATCCGCTTCCGACATGCCCCACTCGCGCAGTGTGCGCCCGCTCACGCTGCCGTGGTATTCGGCGGTGTCGATCAGCGAGCCAGCATCGTAACGCGGCCACATCTCTCGATCTTCGAGTCGCGCACGCTCCTGATCGACGACATCCCACCACTCGCGAAAGCCGTGATCGTGGTAGCGCGCGAGCACTTCATCGATCGCTGCATCGTCGTAGCCCGGCAAGCCGCGCACGGCGAGTAGGTCTGCGCGCGTGAGACGAATGCGCTCGATGAACTCGGCCTGATGCACATTCGCGGCACCCGGCGACCAGTAGAGATCGAAGGGGCTCACGCGATACCAGAACATCTTCGGAATCTGTTCGAGCTGCGCCTGCCCGTTGACCCACTTCAATTGCGGCTCGCGGCGCACGACCGGGCCTTTGATGCAAGCGTAGGGGAAGATCGGGAGGTCGATCAGGAACTCGGCGAGCGCATCGTAGAAGCCGCCCTCGACGAGCATGTCATCGACCTGCTGCGCGGCGCGATCGGCCTCTTCCTCCGCCTGCTTCTTCGACGCCTTCTCGGCTGCCTTGCGAAGCATCTGCACGCGATCCGCGATCATCTGCTGATCCACGGTCTCGCCTGCTTGCTGGAGGGTTGAAACTTCTACATTCACCAGCTCATCGATCGCTTGGTAAATGTTGTCGGGAACTGTTGGCACAGGTGTGGGATCGATATCCCACGGTCGCTCCGCGCCGAGATACACATCTCGCAGCAGAGCTGTAGCTCCGCGACATTTGGTACTCGTGATGCGAGCGTAGACCTCACTGCCGCCGAACTTCTTGATCTCCGCGAGCTTGGCCGGATCGTACTGGCCCTTGTACGTGCGGAGTGCGTCGATCAAGCGCTGCGCGATGCCCTCCGCGTTGCGGAAGTTCCGCATCTCCATCTTGCGCTTGAGAATATGACTCGCCAGCTCGGAGATGACTGGCTCGGAGGTAGACGCCTCGGCGTCCTTCGCGGCCTGCTGTTCCTGAGCCATCATCTCCTGATTCGAGACGACACGGAGCATGCCGTGCCGCGAGGGAATCGGAATGGCTGTTGGGGTCACAGGGAACTCCTTGATTTTCCGGCGAGGATATACTATTTGGCAGTCGTGTCGTCAATCTACACCACAGGATTACCGAATGAGTGCTCCGGCAACCCGGAAGACTTCAACGGCCGTCCAGCTCCCCGGAGCTGACGCAAGTCTCGATCTTTCCTCACTCAATGCCCATATCGCGGCCGAGCTGGCGGCAGGGCTGTCGGATGCTGCATCTGTCCGTGAGCGCTACGGAATTTCCCAAGCGCAGTGGGATGTTCTGAAGGCTTCCCCGGTGTTTCGGCGCATGCTGGCGGAGGCGGTTCGCGAGCTGCGCGGCGACCTGAATGCAGGCAATCGCATCCAGAAGAAGGCGGACATCGTGCTCGAAGACGCCATCCCGGCGTACGACTCGATGATCCACAATCCCGACGTGCCTGCGCAGGCGCGCATCGATGCCGGCAAGCTGCTTGCGCAGCTCGCGGGGCGCACCGCCAAGCAGGGCGAAGGTGGCGCACCGGCAGGTGGCAGGTTCACACTGAACATCAATCTCGGCGGTCGCGAGAAGCTGGTGATCGACGGAAAGAACCTGCCCGCTCCGGTGGACGACGATGAATAACATCATCAACTACGACGCGCCGAAGACGATCACAGACTTCATGCTCGACAACTCGAAGGTCCGATTGATCATCGGGCCTTACGGATCGGGCAAAACCACCGGCTGCATCATGGAGCTGATGCGCCGGGCGATGATGGAATTCCCCGACGCGAACAACGTGAGGCGGACCCGCTTCGTTGTCGTGCGAAACACCGCCCAACAGCTCCGTCAAACGATCCTCGAAGACATTCGCAAGTGGCTGTCGCCAGCAATGACGTATCGTGTGACTGATTCCACGGTACAGTTTCGCTTCAGCCACCCAACGCAGGGCCGCATCGAGTCCGACTGGATGCTCATCCCGCTCGACAAGCCGGAAGATCAACAGCGCCTGCTCTCGCTGAACATCACAGGCGGATGGGTCAGCGAGTTTCGTGAGATTCCAATTCGTGTGGTGGAAGCACTGCTCGGTCGCTGCGGCCGTTACGTGCCGATCGGCGTGAAAGGCAACGCATGGCATGGAGTGATCGGCGAGTCGAACCCGCCCGACGAAGACTCTGAGTGGTACAACAAGCTAGAGATCGAGCGCCCGCCCACTTGGAAGCTCTTCAAGCAGCCCGGAGGTATGGACCCCGCTGCGGAGAACAAAGAACCGGGGCGGCTTCCCCCCGGTTACTACGAGGACCTGATTGCATCCAACAACCCGGATTGGGTAGATGTCCACGTACACGCCAAATACGGAAAGTCCCTCTCGGGGCAGGCCGTATTTCGGGCGAGCTTCAAGCCTGACTTCCATGTCACGTACAACCCGCTCAAGCCAATTCCAAGCCTGCCGCTGATGATCGGGCAGGATTTCGGCCGCACTCCCGCCGCACTCATAGGCCAAGTGGATAATCGCGGTCGTCTGCTCATCTTCAACGAAGCCACTTCCGTAGACATGGGCATCGAACAGTTTGCAACCAGCACTCTGCGCCCACTGATGTTCAATCATTTCACCGGGCTTGGGTCGTTCATGGTCGCAGACCCTACGGGCAAGGATAAGGGACAGGTTACGGAAGAATCGCCCTTCGACGCTCTCAAGCGGTTGGGGTTCAAGGTATATGGAGCCCCCACGAATGATCTTGAGCCACGCATCCGTGCGGTGGAGCAACTGCTCCTTCGCCAGATCGACGGCGGGCCGATGTTGCTCATCGACGGCGGGAACTGCCCGACGCTTGTACAGGCAATGAAGTTTCACTACCGATACAAGCGCAAGCAGAATCTTGAGCTGGAAGAGAAGCCTGAGAAAACGCATCCGTGGTCCGACATCGTTGACTGCTTGCAGTACATGGCCCTCTCAACGAACGCGAACTACACCGGCAAGGTCATGATGGACTCGCGGCCTCGACAGCGGCGTCCGGCACCGAGTGCTGCTGGTTGGACCTGAGCAGCGGGTAGTGATCCTTGAGCCACGGGCAGTGCTGCTGCGTGACTGGATTCCACGGATCGTAATGACCCTCGAAGAACACGATGCGCGCATCGTTGGGTAGATGCCCGCGATTCGGCTTGATGTTCATGCGAAACGAGTACACACCGTCCGCATCGCTCCAGCAGTTCTCGTTCGGGCCGAGCACGTAGTTCATCCACGCCTGATCCGAGCCGTAGAATCCAGCGCCGCGCGCACGCGAGACTGCTTTCTCGGGATTGTCGTTGAAGCGCGTCCACACGTGCTCACGCGCGCCTGCGTTCATCATCCACATCGAGCCGTTCCACGGAGTGCGCCGGCCGCGCACGCCCCAAATGAGGAAGTCTTCGGTGCGGTTGAAGATCGGAGTCACATCACGAACGATGCAGACATCGAGGTCGAGGGAAATGAACCTCGGGCCGATGAACTCGCGCATCTCTTTCGAGAATGCCTTCAGGCGCGGATAGCAGGCGGGAGTGTCAGGCCCGTAGATCGATTGCCGCGAGCGATGATCGTCCCACAGCGGAAGGATACGAACCTCGGGATCAAATCCTTCAGTCTGATCCGTGATGCACGAGAAACGATGCGGGTGCGGATAATGTCGCGCCACCATCTCGCGAAGAGCGTTCACGTGTCGCGGCGAGAACTGCGATCGGTAGGTCCGTGTCGGACGCCACAGCCAGCAGATCACGTCGAGCATCACAGGGTCCTCGTGTAAGCAGTACGAATGGGGGCAAGCGAGCGCATGTCCCCTGACTTCTTCTTGCGGTGAAGCGCCTCGACATACTTGCGATGCCAGAACTCGCGATCGAGGTCTTTCGTGTCAGCATCGGGGATGACGGGCTCGCCGCTGCGCTCGCGACGGCCATACCCGATCAGCACGACTTCCTCCATATGAACACGCGGCGCAATCGCACCGAGCTGCCGCATGAATTGGTTGTCGCCGCCGTAGCCTCCGCCACCGATCGGTGTGAGGTCGAGGTCATACCCGTTCACCTGCCAGAACACGTTGTGCTTCACAAGGAACGTGTTGGGATGAACCTTGCGCTCCTTCATCTCGGGAGCGAAGACGCGCTCGAAGGTGTAGTGCCGGCCCGGATCGAGCTTCTTCGTGAGCATCGTGTACGCCATCTCGGGCGTGATCATGATGTCGATGTCGCTCATGAACATCCAGTAGTTCTCGCTCGGCTTCGATGCGACCTTCGCGCCGATGTTGCGCGCCTCGTGCATGTTCCACGGCCAGTCGGTCGCGAGCCGGTAGCAGTGAACCGCCGCCTTGCACTTCTCCAAGATCGGCACGGGCGACACTTTCGAGTGATCATCGATCACGATGATGCGGATGGCGTCACGGAGCGCGCCTTCGAAGCGGCTCCAGTTCTCCACCTGCATCTTCAGCATCTGCGGATTGTTGTAGTACGGGTAGATGAACCGGCAGGGAGTGATCTCGCTCATTTCGTCATCCTCACAAACTCGTCGAAGCTGATCACAGGGAACGCTTCGATCAGACTCCTATGATTCACGTTGAACACTTCGATGTTTTCGCGGCTGAACTGCATCGCGATGTCGGCGAATTCTTGTGACCACTCGTTATACGTACCGCGCTTCGTGCCGCTCTTCTCGTCGGCTGCCCACGGATAATCGGGATACCAGTGCTTCTCACTCTTCGGGCCACGCTGCATGTCGAAGCCGAGCAGGAACACACGCTCCGGCCGCAACTGGAAAGCGCGATTCACAGCACAAGTGCCAGAGTTACTGCCGTTGAGCTTGCCATGCTCTTTGGTCATCAGCGTGGGGTAGCCTTCATCGTGCGTATACGCGTTCCACGTGTACGGAGGCTCGAAATTCTTCGGCGTTCCCTTGCGATACCAGACTTCGGGCGGCTGAAGCACCTTCAGCATGAGCTGCCGACCTTCAAGCCATAAGCGATCCATCGTGAATGCGATGTGGCACTTGGTATAGAGCGCCGCATCGTTCACTGCGATCAAATACCCACGATGTTCGAGGTCACGCAGATTGTATTGCATGACCGACGCACCCCCGCCGAGAACAATCACATCACGCACGGAACGCCACCCTCGTGTACTTTTCTGCTTTCTCGATGACTTTCGGGACGCCGAACGCATCGACGAGATCGCGCAGCCAATCCACCTTCGTACGGCGAACATCGAAGATCAACACGGTGTTCGCATGGCACACATGTTTCAGGTCAGCAAGATAATTCCCCGGATGAATGTGAAATGCGTACGCAGCGAAGCTCACGACGAGATCGAACTCCCCCTTCGCGCGCGTGTTGAGCTGGCCCGGCCCGACGCTGCTGACATTCGTCACACCGTTCTTGTGAAGGAAGTCGAACGCCACCGCCATGCTGTTGTGTGGCTCGAAGCTCCACTTCACTTCGGGGTCGTTATTGTCACCGTCTAAGAGGCAAACATGGGCTTGACTGCCGTAATGGCGAGACAGATGAATATCAATCCCCCCCAAGCCACTGCCGATATCAAGAACGCTGCCACACTGAGAAGGAAGAACAGACTGGACGCTAAGATACTGCGCCAGAAGCGAGGCTTCATATGCTTGCTTCCAGCGGGCAAAGTCGTCGCGCTCATGTGCAACCCTCCCGTGTTGGTTGACGAGATACGCAAAGTGTTTCTTGTCGATGATCATTTTGTGAACTGCCAGATCAACGAACCTTTCCGGCAGGGGCGTGATCCGGCGAAGCGCCAGCCAACACCACGCGAGACGATCAGCTTCTCCCACTCAGGAAGTGGGCGTCTCGAAATATGATGTTCGACACCGCCGACCCGCTGCGAATCAGAGGCGGCGGAGACGATCACGACATGCCGTGCTACACGGAACAGCTCGTCGATCGCAGGGGTTACGTCTGCGGGAACAAGATGCTCCAATACATCGAAGCAACTCACCACATCCCATGTAGCCGTCTTGAACGGCAGTGCATGCGCTTCCGCCTGACGCATTCGAGGGTTTTTCAGGAGAGCGGGGACTACTTCAGTCCCCATCACCTGTGTGAAGCCTAACGTGACGGCGAAGTCGAGCATTTCGCCGCGTCCGGCACCGACATCGAGATAACTCTGATGCTGCGCCTTGAACTCACGAAGAGCGTCGCTGCTGTTGCGCTTCCGCTCTTCGCCCATCCGGTAGCGCTCGCTCTTGTAGAGCCCGGCGTACTTCTCGATCTCACCGTCACGTGTTGGCATCATCGTCTTCTCCTTCAGCGTGGGGCAAAAATGTAGTCGCCATGCACCTTCGCCACGCGCTCGTAGCGAAGTCCGTCGAAGAAGTGTTGGTACATGGTCGCGTTCGCCTCCCACACTTCGACCGTGATGACGGGCCTGAACTGCTGAATCGTCCGCGCCGCGCCCTCCAGAGCGGCCAGCTCGTGCCCTTCCACGTCGAGGAAGAGCGCATCGCAGGCAGGCAGCTCCAGTGCATCGATCGTTGTGGATGTGAATGAGCTATTGGCCTCAGACACTTCCCCAACCACGCGGGAAACGCCTCCCGATCGAATGCTGAATGGGATGATCTCGCCCTTTTTGTTGGACAACAACTTGTTGTGCGCGATGATGCCGGGGACGCCCCTGACATTCGTGCACAGAGCGCCGTAGATGACCGGCACCGGCTCGAAGGTGTGGACGGTCGAGAAGAACTTCGCGAGGCGCAGCGGCCACATGCCGATATTGCCTCCGGCCTGCACCGCGACCGCCGTCTTCCGGCAGTGGCGAATGGCAAGGTCGATGTCCGTCACGCGACGGATCATGTACTCGAAGCCGGCGTCGGGATTGCAGTCGGTCGGCCACCAGAGGCCGGAGGGTTCATGGAACGCGATTTGCGGCTGCTGCATCTGCTTGTTGTTTACGGCTTGCATGCTCTACTCCAGAAAAGAGGCGAGGAAGTCTTCCTCGCCTCTATGGGCGCTACACTTGAAACGGCACCGCCTCGATCACCGGATCACCTTACTTCTCCTTTGGTTGTGGACCTACATGAACACTCCTTTGAGGTTTTTATATAACCTCCAGAGATAGCCAATGTGCCCGAGGTCGATCGCGTGCAGCCCCTTCTTCGCGAGCCGATACGCCAACACAGTTGCCATCGCGCCTGCGCAAAGCAGCACACGATTGACGTTTAGTGCGAGAACGTCTTTCTCGACACGATCAATCTCGGCATACGCATCGCGTCGCGCGCACATGACCGTGTGAACTAGTCTGGCGCTGCTCATGGGCTCCCGGCCCTCGACAAGCGAGCGCTCGGAACCCCGCACGAGCACGACTTCCTGATCGCGCCACAGATTCTCCATGCGATCGTAGAACTCAGGAACATCGATTGCTGGAGCCGAGTCCGGTCGTGTGATGAACTGCGAGTAGTAGGTCAACTGATCGCTGAGCATGCGAGGGTACTTGTTTTGATACTTCCCCCAAAACCACCACTTCGGAGACTGAGGATTCATGTCTGGAATAGCGACCAGACAGAACGTCTGTGGTGTAACAAGGATTTCACACAGCTCGCGCTTCAAAGTCGGGTCCGCGATTTGCGACACGTTCTTCGCGCCGCCCATTGCGAGCCGGAATTCTCCGTCGCCGTACCGTGTGATCGACTTGCCTGCAAGCACCGCGTCGAGAGTGCGATTCTCGTCCACGACTTTCGGATACGTGTTCATCGTGCTACATTGACCCCCGCCTTTGTGTTCCTTGACTCGAACTTGTAGCCCCGCACCTGCGGGGCTCTTTTTATTCGAGGCTCTTGCGGAACTCGCGAATCGTTACGGGACAGATCGAGCCCGCGAGATCGCAAAGCGCATTCGCATACTGCCTGATCTCCCACTGCGCGTGCGAGTGCATCCGCAGGCGAAGGAAGTGCATCAGGTTGTGCAGGTTCACCGTCGCAAACATCCGTGAATACGTCGCCACCGGCAGGACGCTGCGCGCGATCTCACGCGGCACGCCTGCTTCGAGCAGCGCCTTGTAGGAGCTGAACGCCGCCTCACACGTCGTGCCGATCAGGTGTGCGGCCTTGACCTGCGCGTCGGTGGGCTGCCCCTCGATCGGGATGTCGCGCACCTGCTTGTTGGTCTTGGACTGCAGGCCGATTTTGTCCGGCGACGGCAGGTAGTAGCCCTCGTCCAGCTCGGTGTACCGCGCCGACACTTCGTTGTAACTCCACGTGCGATGGCGGTGCCACTGACGGAAGATGAAGATCGGTGCCTTGACCTCGAAGGTGAAACACACAGCCTCGAACGGCGTGGAGTGCTTGTGCTCCATGAGATACGCGATCAGCCGCTCGTCGGAGCCGGTGTCTGAGCCTGCCCGCCAGTCGGCGTCGTAGGAAACACGTGCTGCACGCACGACGGACAAGTCGGTGCCCATCGCATCGACTAGCCGGACAAAGCCGGAATCAAGCACACTGATTTTCATCCCTTGGGTTCCTTCATGGCTGCATTCGCCAACTCGCGCGCGAACTTCACTTCCTGATCGACCATTCCGAACTTGCCGGAGCTGATCTTCGCGTGAAGGAAGAACGCCACCATCAAGCGACGAAGGATTTCATCGTCGCGCCTCTGTTCCGGATCACGTTGGCTCATTGCGGCAGAACCTCCCAATCAGTCGCCAGCAGATCGGTCTGTGAGCACAGCCACGGCACGATCTTGTCGTCCGCCGTCTTCATGGTCACATACGGCAAAACTTCGGCGTGCTTGTCGTGGCGCGTTTCCGCGAAGTCGCGATTGTGTGGCGACCAGAAATTGTGCGCCGGAATGACATTGCCCGGCGTCAGCGACAGCCACATACCCTTGCCGTTCCAGCCGGCACGCCTGACACGATGCCCCGCTTTGAGCGCGGCGACTGCTGCGCCGATACATGTCCCCCACACTTGATTCACGTTCGTCATGACACCCTCTTCTCAGCCAGTTCCAGCGCGCGAAAGTACGTGTCGATCGCGCGTCGGATATGCTCCGAAGGCGTGAGGCCGGTCTTTTTAGCCAGCTTCACGAGCTTTTCGTCTTGCGGCTTCGACAGGATCACATGCCTGCGTGGACCGCCAATCGTCTGCCTTGCCATGTCTACCTCACGAGGTTACTTGCCAGTGAACCTTGTGTTCTTGATACGACCCTTCTTGTTGAGCTGGTCGAGCCAGCGCGCGACCTCGGGATCGTCGAGGTAGCTTTCGAAAGCGATCGGGTCCGCACTACGACGGCAGCGGCGAATCTCTTCGAGATACCAGACCATCGCGCCGAGCTTGTCTTCGAGCGTGATGGCAATCGGATTCGTCGAAGTGTCGAGCGTCGCCTGCTTGAACTTCTCCGCGCACACCGGGCAGGACTGCGGATCACGCAGCTCGCGTTCGTGCAGGTCGTGACACACAGCCATCTCACCCGCGTTGATCTGTGCTGCCCGGATGCGCGCGTGAAGGTCCATCAGTGCGCTCCCACGTCGGCCTGATCCTTGTGCTCCTTGGCGACGAGGACATCGATGAGGCCGCAAACACCCTTGATGGTGTTGTCGATCGCCTGCGTGGTCTCGCCTTCGGGCGAGCCCTTGCGCGTCTCGTTGAGCGCAACCACGACGTGCGTGTAATGATGAGCGAGACCTGCCGGAGTCGGTGCGTTTTCGCGTGCCATGTGTGCCTCTTTACTTCTTAGTCAGAACGTGCAAGGTGATGATTTGATCCAACATCATCGGGAACATGCCCCGAAGTTCCTTGCCGAGCACCTGCGAGCCCGGCACGGTTGGGATGTCAATAGCCCACCCCGGTCCCTGCTTGGAGACGGAGATGGTCCGCTTGATGCGGAAGATTTCCTTGAGGACCTTCTCTTCCTCGGCAGTCTGCTCGGAGATCGGGACTTCGCTTTCCTGAAGCCTGCTGAGAATATCGGCGAGCACGACGGCTTCAATGCGGTGCTCGGTCAGCCCGTGGATGCGGTCGCGAATCTCGTTGGCGACCATCATCATGTCGGAGTAGGGGAGCGCCCTGATCTGACGAATCAAGTGGGAAACAGTGCTCATGCGCCCCTCGCTTGCAGCTCTTCGACCTTCTTGGCGATTTCCTTCGCCGCCCAAAACGACACTTCCACCGGGAGTGTGGAGACGCCGACCTCATACGCACGGCCGTCTTCAGCGGCGTGAATGAAGCACGTCACAACACCGATGGTGAGCCCGCGCTTCTGCGCGTCGATGACCTTCTCTCGAAGCTGCTCGACAAGGGCGAGCGCGTCGGTGGACTCCCACCGCACGAGGTTCCGAATCTTGTCGCTCACTTCTTCCCTCCACGATTGGCGAGCGCGGCGTTCTTCTTGAGCCAGCGGTAGGT